GTAGGACTCCTTGAAGTCATCCACGGCCACAGACGCGAACCTGCCGTTATTCAGCCCAAGGTCACCAGACCGGTACGCATCCAGCCCAGCAATGACCATCGACACCACAAGCTCCGCAATGTCATCCGGGGTGGCCGTAAACCCGTGAGTGTAGGTCACCTGGACGATCTGCGGTCCTTCCATGCCCGGAACGTCCGCAGCGCCCCACCCATCACGCCGGTACAGGCCCGAAGGCATCAGCAGCCAATCCGTCAGAGTCTCACCAGACGCGACCAGAGTCACCGCAGCAACCGACTGGATAGGCAACCCGGGGAGACGGAGCAACTGGCCGTCAAACGCGGCCAGCTGCACCGTCGAAGTGGCTTGAATGATCGGCGCCCCCGCCGCACGGACCACAGCGGCAGACGCCGAACGGATTAGACGGTTAACAACCGTCACCTCACTATCGGCAATGACTACGCCGTAATCCGTCAGATCGGTGGTGCTGATCAGATTCGCCACTTACTACCCCTTCGAACCCTTAGCCGCCGGCGCGGCCTCTTCTGCGGAGACGGGCGAATCGACCTGGTTGCCAGCGGCGTCCACCCAAACAGCGTGGCCGCCACCAACAAGACCCGAAGCGATCTGCTCGTGAGCATCGAAAACGACGCCATTGGCGCCCTTCACAAGCGCCATCAGGCAGCCGTCACAGACACGATGCCGGCCGGACGAACCGCCTTAGCGCCGTAGACGTGCAGACCACGGATGCGGTCCGCGAACGAGTTCTGATCGCGAAGGCCCTCAACGGACTGGACCTGCGACACGAACGCGAGAGCAGACTTGTGGAACGCGATGATCTGCGGCTTCGCGGTCGTCTGCATGTTCTCGGTCGTGTACGTATCGAAACCGAGCAGGCGGCCGATCGTCGCGTTACGCAGACCGTCCGTGGTGCCAGCGGTCTGCGAGCTCATGAGCTTCGCATCCGACGCGTCGAGAAGAGCCTCGAACTCGGCGTTCATCACGAGAACCCGGTCACCCTGAGGAACGAGAGCCTTGTTCAGGGCCTTGCGGGCGTCGCGGATCGCGTTCCACGCGCTCGTGGCGTCAGTCGGGTTCGTGCCCGGGGTCACGACCGTCGAAGACGAGAAAGCGAGGTTCGCGAGGAACAGATCAGCGTCGTTCGCGATGCCGTACGCGGCAGAACCCGTGTACTCACCGAACGAACCAGCAGCCTGAACCCGGTCGATGTCGTCAACCTTGAAGTCAAAAGACTTCTCCTGATTCACGAGCAGCGACTGAGTCGTGTCCGAGATCGCGTCCGGCGACGTAGTCCGGCCAGCGGCCTTGTAGTCGTGAACCGCGATCTCGGTCAGACCAGTGATGTTGACCTGGTTGCCCGAGGTGAGGTCACCCTCGTACTCGCGGTTGGTCAGAGCAGCCCAAACAGCGGTGTGGCGGAAGCCGATGAGCAGCTTCGAGGACCACAGCTGAGGGATGAAATTGAGAGTCGTCACAGCGACTGTCCTTTCAGTTGGTCACACATGGGGGAGTGAGTCACTTGCCTCTCTTGAGACGGTCAAGCCGCCCTTCCCCCTCAGCCTTCACAATGGCTTCGGGCGACATGTTCTTCAGATCGGCTTCCGTGAGTTGTCCAGCAGGGGCCTGCTTGCCACGCCCACTGTCGAACTGCCTCGTTCCGCCTTGCGCGGCCAGCGAGGGGTACTTAGTGAGGAGGTCCGTGATCGCATCAGCGACGGCCTCCGCATCGACATCGCCATTCGCGTCAACTGAGATCGCGGACGTGTCGATGAGTTTCTGAGCCAACTCGGGGTTGGCGAGCTTGCCAGCAGCGGCAGCCTTGAGCTCCGCATTGACAAGCTTCTGATTCGCCTTGGCCGTAGCCTCAGCGCTGGCTTCCTGCCGGATCCGCTCGCGCTCCTGCTCATCAGCAGGCTTATCCTTCAGTGCGGCAGCATCCTTGAGCGCCTTCAGTTCAGCCTCAAGGCGGGCCTTCTCAGCACGGGCGGCGTTCCGCTCGGCCTTCATCGCATCGAGGGCCTTCTTGCCCGGGTCGCCTAGTGCTTCCTGACCATCGATGTGCTCGCCAGAGGACTCCTGCGAGCCCTCGCCACCGCCGTCGCCCTCTCCAGCGGAACCAGCACCAGTCTCACCGCCTGCACCATCGCCGCCTTCCTCGAGAAAGCGCACGAACTGGAACTTCGGATCGAACGCTGGGCCGATCGGATACTGAACAATAGGCGCGAGTGCCATAGGTGATTCCTCCTGTGAGTCCCCATTGCGGGGCATCGGAAAGAAACCCCACGCCATTGCGGCGCGAGGCTGTCAGAAACGCTTGAGATCAGCAGCGAAGCCGTAGCCCTCGCCGCGAATAGCAGCCAAAGACTGGCCGCCAGGAGTGATGTAGCCGTACTGCTCGAGCAGCCGGATCGCATCGTCACGCGAACTGGCCCGCTTGTAGATCTCTTCGGGCATCATGCGCTGCTTGGACCCGCCGAGACTCCGGTAATAGCCGCGCTTCGACGTGCCCTCAGACGTGACTTTCGCCCCGGACGACGTCGTAGACATCCCTCGGCGAGCATTCACCACCTGATTCATGTCAGCGCCGTCCCGGATCGCCTGAGCCCCGTCCTTCGTGAACCGCTTGTCCTGCTCAGCGCGAGACAGCGAATCGAAGTACTTATACGGGTCAGTGCGCTTATCCCCAGAGACGTTCTCACCAGCAGGCACATGGATACATGCACACTGAGGATGCCTCAGGAACCCCGTGTTCCACCGGTAGAACCGGCCGGCGAGCACCGCACAACGAGAGCAGCACTTGCCCGAGGTCATGCGAATGTAACCGGTCACCGTGCGGCGGGACGCAATACCAATACCGTCAGCGACCCGGCCAGCGTCCGTCACACTGCTCGAGGCGAGCATGATGGCGTCATTCAGGCCAGCAGCCATCGCCCTGTCAACGCTCGCCCCGTTCCCGATCGCATCAAGAGCCGTGTAAGCCGGGGACGCGAGCAGACCCGCGAGACTGCGGCCGTCGCTCGCGACCCCAGACAGAGACGACGGAACCACATCAAACCCGTCATCCTCAATGTCCTGGGCGGCGAGCGACGACTTCACGTAGTCATTAGCCCGAGACGCAGCCACAAGCTGAAGCGTTGACACGGTCTGCACAGCCCGAGGCAGCAAAGCCGCCCACGAATCCGAGATCCGGGCACTATCGACCATCTGCCACAACGCCTGAACCCGGTACGCAGCCAGATTCGACAGCTTGACCTGCTCAGCATGATGATCAGCGGCAATTGCCTCAGCCGAGGCCATTCATCTCATCCGCTTTAGCCTGATCCTCAGCCGCAAGACCACCGCGAGCAGCCTGCATGGACTCGACAGCAGCGGCCAGCGGATCAGCGGCAAGCTCAGCCTGACGCATCGCCATAACCCGCTTGACCTCATCAGGACCAAGCCCATACCGCTCAGCGATGTACTCGAACGGGAAGCCAACCTGCTTCATCTTCAGCATGGCATCAGCCATCTGAGCCTCAGACCGGTACTGGACATCCGCCCACAGCGCCTGACCAGACGATATCGCCGTCAGACGCTTCTGATCAGCGCCTTGGCACAACGCCACAAGCCGGTTGATCTCCCTGATGGCCGGGTTGACATACCGGATCCGCTCACGCGTCTTAGAGACAAGGCCCGCCTCAGCGATGGTCAGCGACTCGGCCGCCGTATTGACCATCTTCGCCACCAGATAGTGCGGGGGGGTCCTCGTCTGCGCCGCGATGTGCTCAACACACCGTTCGATCACGTTCCCGAACGCGTCCAACTGGGCAACAGACCATTCCGCGATCTTCGCCTCACCACCGGGAAGCCACAGGATCGCCTCACCATGCAGCTTGTCGAGCTCAACGGGACTCTCACCGACGACCTGACCGTCAGAGTCAAGGATCGGTATCGAGGGCACGTCAGCGCCCGTCACTACCTTCTGAGGCAGCGAAGCGGAGTCGAGCGCGTTCAGCAGATACGCCCAAACCAGATTGACGCTGTCCTGCATCGCCATAACCCCGGCAATGTCCGAGATCGGGGAGTCATCAAGCAGAGTCTGATTGCGGAGCTCCACCACCGGGACCACACCGAGCGGGTTAACCTCAGGCTCAGCCTCAACACCATTCACAAGACGCGGCGTCCACCCACCCAGAACCGCACGGTCGTAATACCGGCCGTCACGGTCGTAGTTCAGGTAGCGGTCCTCGCCCGACTCCCGCTGGAACTTGTAGATGTAATCCGGCGTGTACAGGGTCGCGTAATCGAACTTGTCATCAATCCACACCACCAGGGCAGCACGACGCTCACCCGTCTGAGGATCCGTATCAACAAGCGTCTGCGCCGGATGCTCGAACGTAATCCGAGGCGTCACCCGATCATTCGGAGACACCAAAGCGAACGCACGAGACGCCGCACCGAACACAAGGAACGCCTCAGAAGACGAACCCTCGCAGTCATTCGCCTCCCAAACACGGGCAAGCTCAATATCGAACCCAGTGTTCTGCCCGAACAGGCGAAAACCCGTGTAGTTCATACGCTCAGCACCCGACTGGGCAACAGGAGAACACCAGTTATCCGAGAACCCAGAGAACCGCTTCGCGAAATACTCCCCGAACTTATCCGACGCGTACTTCAGCGTCCCAGTCGTCCCACGAACGTAATTCAACCGCTCATCAATCGCCGGACGACGATAAATCAGCTCGTTCGAATACCGTTGGGTCAGCTTCTGGGCTTCCTCGAGCGTCAGCAGGCTCACGCGGCTTACCTCCTGGTGCTCGTGCCGGTGTAAAGCAGGTTCGATTTCTTCTTCAGGTTCGACCGCACAATGCCATCGAGACCCGTAACAGCCGCCTGGAAACCATCAATACGGGCAGAGGACTTCTGCCGATCCGGCTTCACAGGCCGAATGTTGTCAAGGCCGTCATTCTTCGTCTCCACAACCGACGCCATCCACCGCATAACCGGGTTCCCGTCCCAACGCATCAGCCCAGCCGTCCACAACCGCTCCATTTCCTTCGAAGCAGGAGACAAGCCAAGGAACGTCTGCGCCACAGGTGCGATCTCAACACCCTTCAACTCGGCGTCAAGCTCCTGCACAAGCTGACCCGCGAACATCCGGTCATAAGAAACGCGCTGCATATCAAAATGCTTGCAATCCCCGATCACAGCGGACTTCACAGCCGCGTAATCAATCACATTGCCCTCAGTCGCTGTGATCCAGCCATCTTCAATCCACTTATGCAGCGGAACCTGAAGCTTCTTCTCAAGCTCATCAACGACATCCTCAGGAACCCAAAGACGCGTCAAAAGCTCATACTGGGCACCCGGACGATTCGACTCCACCCACACAGCCCACGCCGTAAGGTCAGCGACCGCAGAAAGGTCAAGGCCACCCCACGCACGCCGGCCACGCAGCTTCGACCGATCCGAATCCTTATCCAGCGCATCCCACTGGTCGAGATTCACCCACCGAACAGTAGAGCGGGACCGCACATTCAGCGACAACTGCTTGAACGTCGGCAGATACGTAGGCGAAGCCTTCGCCTTCGTCGCCTCATTCCGCATATACGTCAGCGTCGGAGACTTACCAAGCCCAGGATTCGCCAACCGCCAAGTTTCCTCAGCGAAAACGTCCTCACCCTCATCAGCGGCCCAAACCACGCCATACTGAGTCGGGTTCTTCACCACACCATTCGCACAGTTCTCAACGAGAGAATGCTTCTCGTCGTAGATCGTGCCCTCTTCCGCCTCATCAGCGGTCGTGATGTACATGATGAGCGGCTGGTCACGGGCACCAACACCCGTCTCGATCGCCTCAACAAGCTTCCGCTGATTCCTCAGCGTATGAACCTCATCGATCGTCGCACCAGACACGTTCAAACCGTGCGCCGTCTCAGCAACCCTCGAGAGAACCCGAAGGATGCCGCCCGTCTTCGGGACACGCACAACTTCCTTCAGTGGCTCAATCCGCTTGCGGGCAGCCGGCGAAGTCATCAGCATGCGCTTCGCATCCTCGAACACGCGGCCAGCCTGAGTAGTTGAACCAGCCGCGTTGTAAACCTCAGCACCCATCTCGCCGTCAGCGAGCAACAGGATCCCAGCCACACCGGACGCGAACGTGCTCTTGCCGTTCTTACGCGGAATCTCAATCCACACGTCACGGATGACCCGGACAACCCGGTCAATCTCCGGGTTATGCCACACCCACCCAAACACCGGGGCAAGCACCCAAACGACCTGCCACGAGTCCAGGCCACGGCCGATGCACATCGGCACCCCAGCCCAACGGCCCTTCGTATGCTTGAATGCAGCCAGAGCATTCAAAGCCTTAGAAGCACGCTCAACATCGAACCAAGCGCCCTCATGCTGGTCAGCCTGGAACGCAACCGTCAGCGGCGCCCGATCAATGGCCTCCTGAATATCCTCATCAGTCAGACCAAGCTCAAGCAAAGCATCATGAGGCACAGGGAGGTTATGAGGCGTCCACTGCTTCCGCGCCATGCCGCCTCCCGTTCAGCGGCTCAGTCGAACGGGTCATCCTCGTCGTCGTTGCCGCGGTCACCCAGCCGTGTCGCCGCCGAAGGCGACAAGCCGAGCTCACCGATCAAAGCCCTAAGGTGCGACCGGTATTGGTTCAGGGGAGCCGTCCAAGCATTCTTCACTTGCCCGCGCTCGGTCATAACGACCATGCCTTCAATGGAAATCGCCCGCTCACCCTGACGGATCCGGGCATAAGTCACGCAATACTCGATCAGCGTCTCCTGCTGCTCACCCACCAGCCCCACAGTGCGGGACAGAGACGGCGCCAGCTTCACCCACAGCCCGTGACAGACCTCCCGGGCCTTGGTATTTTCCTCATAGACCCCGGAACCCTCAGGAAACCACTCAGCCCAGTCAGGCTCGACCAAATCCGAAGGGTTGAACTTAGCCGAATCCTTCACCGGACGCTTCCCCGGGTTACCCTCACGGACAACCTGAAGCGCCGGCTTCGGCTTCGGTCCAGGCGTCGCCATCGGGCCTCCTAAGAAGCGAGAGAACCGCTCTCCACAAGAACCGTCGAATTCGCGGCGGGACGAGACGACCTCACCGGCGGTGTTCTGGGGTCGCCTCAGGGGGTCTCCCCCCGGGGGTGGGTGTCGTGGTGGGGGTGGGTCAGTGCGTGTGCTGAGGCTCGAGGGATGATGTGTTCGCCTCGTGTGACGTGTGCGATGACCGTCCCATGGTCGTGGCTGTGCGTGTTGGTGCGTGTGTCAGCGTTGGGCATGCCAGCCTCCGGGTTGGTGTTGCGCTGTGGCTTGGCTGTGGCATGTGTGGCAGAGGCCCCGTCCGTATACGGGATCGTTGGGGTTGCATCCGATGTCGATCAACTGCTTGCGACTCAACGGGTAGTGGTCGGCGTCGGTTGATGGTTTGACTCTGCATATCACGCAGATTGGTTGGCGTGCTAGGACCATCTCTCGGAAGTGTTTGTGTCCGGTGGTTCGGTAGCCGCGTTGTGTTGCTGTGCCGCGTCGTTGTTCTGCTTGTTGTCTGTGTTCGTCGCAGCGTCCGGTTTTGACGAGCTCGGGGCAGCCAGCGACGCTACAGGGTTTGAGTGGTGCTGTCGGCATCGGGTGTGTGTGGTTGCAGTTTGCCTACTTTGGCGAGGTCGCCGGGTGATGCGGTGACTGGGTCGTCGAGTAGGTGGATGCCGACTGCTGCGTACACGGAGCAGGCGAGCATCACGCAGTCGTCGCCGTACCGTCTGACCCATGTGCTGAGTGCTCGTGGTGTTGGGATCCCGATTGCGTGTGCGCCAGCCAAAGCGAATGAGACGCGGTTGTATGGTGTTCCGTCGAGGGCGAGGGCGTGCCATGCTGCGTCTCGTCGTTGCTTGTCGGTGGCGTCAACGTCTAGCCATGTGATCTGTCCAGCAAATTGCTTGAGTGGGACGAGTTGGGCGGTGGGCCAGTCGGCGGACATGCAGTGTTCGTTGTCCGTCGCCACGATGACGTGGTGGAAGGGTGAGCCTGTTGCCGCCACGATCGCTCGCGCCCAGAAGTCTTGCCCGCCTTGGACTAACCCGATTCTTCCCGTGAGGTCGTCCATGCGGCCTCCTAGGTCAGAATCGTTCGTTTAGCGGTCCCTGGTCCAAGCAATGAAGTTCTTGCTATAGACCCAGCCGTATGCGAATGCTGAGAGCAGGAATCCCCACTGTTGGGTGGCGATTGCGTATGCGAGCCATAGCAATTGCGCGCCGAGCCCGATCGCCCAGCCCCATCGGACTTTCTTGCCGGATAGGTAGAGCCCGAATACGCCTACTGCTGTAAGGAGATAGGACCAGTAGGCCAAGATTTGGCTCCTTGGGTTATTTGACGCCGCGTGTTGTGGCTGCTCGTGCGTGCCAGCCGGCGCGGATGTTGGCGCCGCAGTTGTTGCATCGCATGAGTGCGTAGTCGATGACGACGGCGCGGTATCGGCTGGGTTGGAGTTTGAGGTCTGTGGATCCGCATTGGTTGCAGGTTTTGGCGTCTGTTGGTACGCCGAGGTGCGGGTGGTTTGGGATCCAGCCGCGGAACCTGTCGTAGAGGTATTCGGTGCGTTCTACGTCACCGATGTTGTAGCGGCGTAGGCGTTTCTGGGCGGTGGTGTCGCCGTTTACTGCGGCTTGGGCGACGTGTGGGTCGTATTTGTCGACTTTGCCGGGTGCGCCGAGTGATTTGAGTACGTAGTCGAGTGACTTCGATTCGAATCCGAATGTTTTTGAGGTTCGGATGAGGTCGATGTCTTTCCATGGGCGCGGCATGGGGAGGCCGTGTTCGAACCAGAGTGTGCGTAGGTGGGTGTTGTCGAAGCGGATGCCGTTGTAGGTGACTACTGCGTCGGCTTCGTCGTAGAGGTCCCAGGATGCTTGGATCATGGCGGCTTCGTCGTCCCACACTGAGTGGAAGATGGGTTCGCGGTTGCCGTACCAGCGTGCGGCGAAGCAGATTGTTTGCGGCCGTTGGACCCACATGTCGGGGCGGATGTATTCGGTGCGTGCGTCGAAGACTCGTGCGAGGCCGGGGAGCCGTTCGATGTCGATGGTGAGGATTCGTGCGTCACTGGCTCGTTTGGCGACTTTGATGACGGCCGCGGCTTCGCGGTGCCGGTATTTGCATTTGCCTGTGTCGGGGTCGATCGGGTGACGATGTGCACAGCGTGCCACGCGACCTCCTGGTTATCGTTCGGGTGGGTGGGTGCGGTTTCGGTCCCGCTTCGCCGGGAACGAACCACCCACCCGAAGTGTGGGAAACCTAGGGCCGCTTCTTTGTGCTAGCGGTGAAGGGGCGAATGTCCGCTATCCGCCGCCCGGGCTGCAAGCGGTGCAATGACTTCCGGGCGGACGTTTGTGGGGTGCGTGGTTGCCCGTGCTTCGTTGCCGAAAGCACGGGCCTGCACCATCGCAACAAAAAAGCCCCGAGGCCTCATGGGCTTCGGAGCTGTCGGGGACGCCAATTACGCCCACCTGAGGATTAAATCACATGGGTGTGATTCGGTCAAATTCGCGGCGTGTCGCGTGTCGTGCTTCGAGTACTTCGATTGGGTCAAAGGTTCGTTCTGGTCGTCCTCGTTTGCCGTTGCTTTGGAATCCGTGGACTCGGAGTTTGCCGCGTTCCACCCAGTTGTTGAGGTCTTTGTGGGTGACGATGATGCGGGCTTTGTCTTTGAGCCATTCGATGATGGCTTTCCCTGGCATGGGGTCGCGTTGGATGTCTTGGAGTCTTTGCAGGTTGGCTTTGTCGTCTACTACGACTGCGACGGGGCCGGATAGCAGTAGTTCGGTGGTGCGTTCCCATTCTGCTATGAGCCATGCTTGTTGGCCTGCGTCTGGCATGAGTGCGTATTGCTCGGCGTCGTGTTGGAGTGCCATGAGCAGGTTGATTTTCATTTGTACGGCGTCGAGGTTGGCTGGTGCTGCGGATCCGGTTGATTTGGTTCCGCCGCCGCCTTGTGGGCGTACGTTGTCGAGCCGGGCGATCGTCACGTCAAGGTCTGGGAGGTAGATCGCGAGTTTGTCCAGGTTCGCTTGCAGGTCGGACACGCATTGGTGGCAGAGGTAGGTTGCTGTCTGGTTGCCGCACTTCGGGGTGGTGCATTCGATGAGGCTCAACGTTCCTCCTGTTCGTCGTCTTCGCGTTCGCGTTGTTCGAGCCAGCGGCGTTCGGATGAGGCGAAGGCACTGTTGCTCATTCGGGTTCCTCCCAGACGGCGAGTGCTTTGATGGCGAGGACTAGTTGGCCGTCGCTGTTTGCGGTGCGGTTGTTCCAGAAGCCGATGTGCCCGGATTCGTAGAAGTACACGGCGTGCGCTCGGACTTCCTCGTAGTCGTCGGGGCCGAGTTTGTAGACGAATCGCTTAGTCTTTGGCTCGTCTGCTGGCTGGGACTCGGGTTGCTTGCCGTAGAAGGTCATCGTTCGCCTTTCAGGAGCCAGAGGAGTTGTTCGAGGGTCATTGAGACCCATTGCTGTGCTGGATCCGAAACCCCATGCCGTTTGTGGATGACGGCACCGGTCAAGGCCCCGTCGTTTTCGATCTCTTGGGCGAGTTCGGTAGCCCATCCTGCGAGGTCTGTTCGGGCGGTGTTTTTGAGTTCGATGACGAGTCGCCGGCCGTCTCTCGTGCGCAGTCCGCCGATGTCACCACAATCCCGCGCCCCGGTCTTCACACGCCGGTCTATGCGGTCGTCGTAGTGCTCGTTGAGGTAATCAGCCACTTGGCGTTCGAAACGCGCTCCTGCGGCCCTTGCTGAGGCTCTCGTGCGGGTCATCGGATTGGGATCCCTTTCCGTCGTGCTCTCTGGAAGATGAGCCATGAGGCGCGGTGGTGGTGTGCCCAGATGTGCGGGTTGGTGATGTTCTCCAGCGCGAGCCGGTGCGCCCGCCTGAACGCCTCCCGGTACGTGCGCCTCGTGAACCTCACCCGCGCACCTCCTCAGCCTTAGCGCGGAGCCAGTTGAGGGTATGTTCCTGCTTCTCAGTGGCGGCTATATCGTCCTCGTCGCCACCGAGCAGTGCCATGTCGATTTGGGTGTCCAGCTCTGCGGCGAGGGCGTCAAGGATGTGCGCGAGGGCGGCGGTGAGAGCGGCTTGGCCCATCTCGCGGTGCCGTCGCTGCTCATAGTGTTTGGCATCTTCGAATGGCAGCGGTTTGCCGTCTGTGGTGCGCTGCATCGGGCGGTGGTTCCAGATGCCGACAGCTCCGGCTTCGATGGCTTTGCTGAGGTCTAGGTTCATTTGCCCTCCAGTGCGGTGCGGATGAGTGCGGCGGCGTTTCCGTAGGTGGTGGTGATGGTCGGGTGAGCGTCGAGGCGGGTGAGGACCGGGGCGAACGCTTCGAGCCGTTCCAGCAGGTAGGCGATGTCTTCGGGTGCGTTGGCAATCAACTTGGCGTCTGGGCCTATGCTTCTGGCTACCTCAACCCATCCCCATGGACGGTCATCGGCTGTGGATACGATGCTTTCGAACTTGGTTGGGTCGTCCGGGTCGATCTTCCATGGTCCGGGTGTTGCGGCTTGGAGTCGGGCGCGGATTTCGTTGATGCGATCGTTCATTGCCTGTCTTTCCGTCGTTGTTCGATGAGGTCTATGGCTTCGTCCCAGAACTCTTCGATGAGGGTTATGGCGAAGTCGAGGGCGTTGGCTTCCCCGAGCGCGTACCCGGTTGGGTTGCGTGCTTGGAGGTGGTCGCGGCGGCGTTCCAGTTTGCGGACCTTCTTCTCCAGGGACTCCTCCGCCGTGTCCGCATAACGACGAGTCACGACGGCTCGCCTTCGTGGATGACTGTCGCGGGCATGTATGGGACGGTTTTGCTGCCTCCTGTGGATCCGGTCAGGTACCAGTTCCGGCCAGCCTTCTGCCACGCATCGCCGCGCTCGTTGATGACCACACTGTCTAGCGGCAGTGCATTCAATTCCTCAGCGCTGCTGACCGTCCTCGTCTGCCTCCACCCGGCCGCGAGTAGTGCGTCGGCTAGTTGGTAGTCCTGGTGTGCGGGTTCGAGTTCCCGGTTCAGGAACAGGCGGTCCAACTGGTTCGCGATCAGACGGGCCAACTCCTCGCGCTCAGACATCCGATCCGCCCTCATGCAGGACCATCGCGGGGAAGCTGACTTCTGCTGCTGT